AAGAGATAATGAAGCTGTATTTAATAATCTATTTCAACTTTATCAAAAAGGTTCTTTAAGTGTTCGTACTGTATTAGAGCTTTTTAATATTGACCCTGATCAAGAATACGAATATTTACAGTCCGATTTATTTACTTTGAATGATGCTAGATTCAATGACTTGTTAGCTAACTTCTACCAAACGGTGGGAGGAGACTTAGCGGGAGATCCTAGATTTAAGAAGCTTATCGCAGAAAGAGGTCTAGGTATTAAGAATTACGAAGATTTACCTACAGATTTGACGGCTTCTTATAAGAATAAAGTAGTTAAAGACACTTTAAACAGATCCGAATCAGATTCTCAGAAAGTTTTTGATAAAACTTATATCGCAGGACAGTCTGATAAGTTAGAGCTAAATAATATTCAAAATATGTTAATAGGTTCTTTAGCTAAAAAAGTTAAGAATCGGTATTCATCTTCTAAAGAGACTATTCCTGTAAAGAAGTAAATAATGTCTGAGAAAAATACGAATACTCAAGTCAAGAAAGAGTTAGATAAGTTCGATTTCTCCAACATTAAAAACCCTCCTAGATATGATCTACATAAGAATAGATTATTAGAAGATAAGACTGAAAATTCTATTACGGATGACTTAGATAGAAAACAAGAAAATTTGGATAAGTCAGCTAATCTACTCTCTATGATCTCTTTCATAGCCTCCCGACTTTAGGATCTATTTTTATAGTTAATTTTTAATAGCTTATATTTAGATTCTTATTCTATTAAAAATAGGTGATTTCTATGGAAAGTAAAAGAAGACCCATATTCATGACGGACAATCAAGTTGATGCGTTAAAAGATTACATGATGAAAAACTCTACTGTTTCTCACGGTACTCTTAGATTCGACTTTAAATTGACTCCTCAACAGATCAACTCCTTAGTTTTATCTGATTATTTGCGAGTAGAAGGTCATGGGAGGAATTCTAGATACTACCCCGGAAATCTTTGGGATACTACAGGCTCTATGTATAGATACGGTTCTAAAGGTTCCGAAGTTAATATTAGCTCAGTTATGTCTGATTTACAGGTTGTAGCTAACAGAACTAAAGAAGATTATGAGAGAGCTTACTTATTTAGAATAGGTGACCATGTTTGTAGATCATGGGGAAACGCTCCTTCTGGTCTAGGAGTGGTTGTAGATATTCAACCTGTTAATAGAAAGGTTACAGTAAGATGGCCTTTTGGTACTTATCAAGAACATGTTGATGAGTTAAGTCTTATTTACCGTGATAATGGAGATAGGCAATTATCTATTCCTACTATTGATAAAGATATCATGGATAAGGTTCCTCAATATTTTGATCCAGCTTCTTATGAGTATCATAGGTACGAGGTAAACCCTTATAAAGATATGAGTAGATCTACTATTAGATCCAGTAAAGAGAAAACTGAGAATAAAAAAAAAGCTCATAAACTCAACCCTGTAACTAAAAAGCAACTACAAAGAGTAGCAAATGTTTTAGTTCCCTATGGAGCAGAGTCTTTAAGTTCTAAGTTAAATCAAGATTATATCTTAACTCAGTCTGAAATTATTGTTTCAGTTAATACAGAAAAAGACAATCCTCTTTATAAAGATACTCCTTGGTACATTACTCCAGATACAGCAGATAATGTTAATGATAATGGGGATGCTTGGACTAATGGAGTTATTGAGAATTCTTATAGATCTTTTAGAGGTTCTTATAATTTCTATGAACATAATCAAGTAGTTTCTGAATCTAAAGGTAGAGTAGTAGATTCCTTACTTAGAAAAGTTCCTCTAGGTAATGGTAGGTATTACTATGCTGTGGAGATTCTTGTAGCTACTAATAAGAAACATAAGCAGTTGGCTAATAGAATAGCAGCAGGTGACTTAAATACATTAAGTATGGGTTGTACTTGTACTTTTACTCAATGCTCACAATGTGGTCATCTTGCTTACACACCAGAACAAAAATGTGCTCACCTTAGGTATAACAAAGGTGGGTTTTTCATTGATCAATACGGTGTTAGAAGAATCGTAGCAGAGTTGTGTGGTTCGGATCTTCATAAAGATTCAGTCGAGTTCGAAGAAGCTTCTTGGGTAGAGATTCCAGCATGGAGAAATGCCAAAGTCCATAACATAGTTAACGGAGGTACTAATGTAGTCAATGTAGTCGGCTATTTAAGTACTAGATTATATGGTAAAGATTCATTTGAAATTATGTTAGAAGACGGAAAGCTTCAAGACATTAAGTTACAAATCAAGAAAAAAGCTCAACCAGAGGACGAGTTAGATCTTGAGGATTTTAGTGACGAAGAGAGTTTAGATGAAGTCAGTGAAGAAGGAGAAGAGTCCTCAAACACTGATGAAATCTATGAGTTAGAGTTGGGTGAAGGGTTAGAGTTTGTACCTTCTACGGAGAAGGAACTCTTAGAAGAAAACATTATTGAGAGTAGTAAAAATCAATAATTAGTTTTTAACCCATTTATTCGATTATTAAAATTTAATAATCTTTTGTTCCTTTATTTATAATAAGTTGGATTTAATTCTACTTATAGTCGATTAGGAGATAAACATGAAAAAAGTTGAGGAAAGAGCTCAAGTAGCATTCGATATTAGTAAGACTCTTTTTCCAGAGTTGTTCGCAGCCGATAAAGAAGTATTTGCTAGTACCGTAAAGAGAATCGCTCGTCTTGAGAAAAAAGACCTCATGAAGTTGCATGAGAGAAGCATTCTTTTAGCTAATGTTGCTAAGTTTGTTACTGCTTCCGCAGCAGATTATCGTTACTTGGTAGACAAGTACGAAGCTGAGAGACCATCTAAGATGGAACCTGAGTATGCGGATTATGATACTAAAGTAGAAGACTATCCTGAGTTTAATATCCCTCAAGAACGCCCAGAAGGAAGCTTAGCTGGTGAGCTAGATAAGCACCTTTCTGAAGGTCCCCTTGAGGAAACTTACGAAAAAGAGTCTAAAGATCACAATGAAGGTCAATATGCAGATAAGCCTGAAGAAGGTTATGACTATCCAGAAAAGAATATTCCACAGGAATATCCTAAGAAGGCTAGCTCTGAGCTTGAAGAAAAGTTTGCTGCTTTGACTGATCAAGTGTCTAAGTTGGCTTCTATCGTTGAAGCTCAGGCAAAGCAGTCTACTGAAGAGGGTGATAAGGTTGAAGAGATGAAGGAAAAGATGGATGTTCCTTTCTCTGAAAACGAAGATTATTACCCATCTCGTAAAGAGGCTCGTTATAGCTACAGTAGTGATGGCAAAGATGGCGAGTGCGATGCTGAAGAAAAAGCAGAAAAAGAAGTTGATATGGCCCGTGAGGTACAGGGTGAGTCCGGTAGCTCTTGGGTAAGTGCTAATAAGAAGCAAGCTATGGATATGGAAATGGATGAGGAAATGGACATGGAAGAGGGATCTGACATGGGCATGGAATTAGACATGGGCATGGAAATGGAAGAAGAAGACGAAGGTATGGACATGGGTTATGACATGGAGATGGAAGATAGCATGGAAGAAGATTATGAAATGCATCTTTACTCTTCAAAAGAAAATAACTCTGCTGACCTACGCAGCTTGTTCTCACAAGAAGAGCTTGAAGAATTAGGTGTTTCTTCATCTTTCGGACTACCTGCAACTGCTAAGTTGGGCGGGGAATCTAAGATTCCTGAAGCTATGCTTTCCGCTACAGCTAGTAAGCAAGAAAGTAAGAAAGACGATTTAGGTCTTCTATTTAACAAAAATTAATAATTTATAAGCTTTACTTATATAGGAAAGGTGGAAAAAAATGGCATTAGATCAGTTACATAAAGTTGTAGCTCGTCCTGTTTCCTTGAATGATGCTGCTGCAGTTCAAGATAACAGTTCTGGTATTGCTAACTCCCTTATTACTTCTGACACTCCTCTTGGTGTGTTGGGTGGCTCTGTAGCTGCTATCAATAATGATGGTACCTATAAAGCTTGTGTCGCTGCTGGCGATCAAGCAATGGGTCTTTTCGGTATTGATGCTGCTGGTGAGCCTTTTGAAAGTAACCGCCCTAAGGATCACGGTAAGATTACCTTGATTTCTGGTGGTTTTCACGGTGTAGATATTTATGAGACTCGTAATGAAGCAGATTCTTCTGACCTAGCTTACGCTGCAGGCGATCTTCTTTATTGTTCCGCTCGTGGTCTTCTTACTAAAGATAACGCTGCTATCGCTTTTGGTGGAGCAGAGGTTGCTGTAGTTGAGGAAGCTGGAGAAATCGGTGAGCCTCTAATCATTAAGTTGTTGGTGTAATAAGGAAGGGGTAAGCAAATGCGTTTATTTGATGGAAATGGCGTTAATAACGTCGATAAGCATAAAATTTTAGCTAAGTACCTCTCTAATCCTAGAGGTCGTCATATTTTGGCGAAGTACTTACAGTCTCCTATTAAGAGACAACTTCTTTACGAAGGTGTTTTAAGAAAAGCATTTTACGTAGAGGAACTTCTTCCCGGAGCTAGTCCTTTCTATGATAAGGACGTTAACGTTCCAGCTTACGTAGTAAGTGAAGAAGCTGATAGTATTATGGCAGTTACTAGGTCTCGCAGAATTGACGTTCCTATGTTCGAAATTGCTGCGAATCCTATGATTCCTTTTACTACTATCCAAGAAAAGCGTTTTGATATCGTAGAAAGAACTTTGGAGCAGGGTAAGTCCAGCATCATGGAACAAGAAGACACTCGTGGCTTCAACTTGATCGCTGCTACTGCTGCACAGAACACTGCTAACGGAATCAACGCTGGTTTGACTTCTGCTACTTTGAATCCTTTGATTCTTGCAGACGCTTTCGGTGAGATTGAAAAATGGCGACTACGTGTTAGCCGTGTATTTATCAATCCTCGTGACTACGCTGACGTAAGAAAGTTTGATCGTGATATCCTTGATATCGAGAGCCAAGCTTTCCTACTTAAGACTGGTATCCAGAACTCTCTTTGGGGAGCTCACTTGATTCAGTCTACTGTAGTTCCTGTAGGAACTGCTTATGTAGTTGCTGAGCCTGAGTATTTTGGTAGAATGCCAATCCGAACTGACTTGACTATCCTTTCTGCTGACGATAATCGCCAGAGAATGATTGGATTCTCAATGTTCGAGATTATTGGTATCGCTGTTACCAATCCTCTTGGTCTTGCTGAAATCACTATTAACAGAGTTTAATAGCTAATATCAGATATATTAGGGCTCCTTCGGGAGCCCTTTTTCTTTACCCAAAAAATCATAATACTTTATTATTTTCTACTAATAGAGATTACTCCATTTAAACAAAAGGTGTTTATACAATGGCTAAACAATATTTAAAAGCTTTAAAAACTATCAATTTCTCCGATACAGGAATCACCCTAAGCTCAGGGAGAGTTTTTTATTTAGAAGGTTCTACCGTATATGCGTATTCAGGAGCTGAGGATAAAGTTATCTCCATTAGCGAGATGGGTGATTGGGTTCTTAAACTAGAGCCAAGTGCTTCTGTTGAGAAAACAGACTCTTTCGCTTTCAAGACTTTTATGTCTGAGCAAGGGAAATCACAAGCCCGTCCCACAGCTAAACCTTCTTCTACAACTTATCAGAATGTGACAACATCTGTCCCTGACTCTATTAAGTTCCAACCTAAGAGTGGTCATCAAGCTTTTGTAAGGCCGTTGGCTAATGCAGCTTTCAATTCTCCTAAAGCAGAAGTTAGAGCTATGCCTTCTCCTAGAGTAGAAGTTCCTCATATTAAAACCGCTACTGTAGAAACTCCTACAGGCAAGAAAGTTATGGACTTGACTAATGGAGGTCAGGTTAAAGAAGAGAAATCCCCTGTAGGGAATAGATTTTCTTTAGTAGATATACCAGAAGGTAAAGAAGCTACTCCAATGGACTTAGATAATTTGTATAAGCAGAGTAATCAAAGTCCTGATGGTATGTATTCTCTAGTAGAATCTATTGAGGTAGCTATTACAGAAAAAGCAGAAGTTTCTGAATTCGAGTCTCAATGGAAAGAGTATATGGATATAAAAAAGAAAGCGGATAAAGTTAAGTTCATTGAAGGGTTAACTTTTCCCGGAATCCTCCAATTCTTTATCGATAAAACTAGAGATCTAGTTCGACAGGCAGAAGAAGGTACTTATAGTCTTTCTAAGCCAATGCAGAAGATGCATAAAAATTTAATTTCCACTATGGAAACTCAGTTAAAAGTCGGAAGATTAGACGTTTAAAATTTTAATTAAACTAGAGCCTATGTTTTTACATAGGCTCTTTTTTATTTTCTTTGAATATTAAATTAAGAGTGAGTATTTGTAAATTTTAAGTTGGTATATGGAATCAGAAATTACAATCCCTTTGAGGTTATTCGATCTAGACTTTCAAGCTTATACTATTGAAGAATTGTATAGGGCTTCAGCTCCGCTTTCTAAGAAGTATATGAAAGGCTGTAGCTCCACTTTATATAGAGTAGATGTTCAAAATGCTAGATGGTTATTCAAAGTTAAATGTAGTAAAGCTGATTCAGAAGGACCTTATATAGTTAGAGTAGGTTTAGCGGATAAAGATGATATGGAAACTCCTGTAAGGGGTAGAGATATCAGAGTTCATTGTAGCTGCCCTTTCTTTTGGTATTACGGTCCTGCGTATAACGCTTTTGTTGAAGGGTATTTAGAAGGTCGAGATAAGAGAGGTATTCCTATCCCTCCTTCAGAATCAAGTAAACACAAGATTAAGATTTGCAAACACATAGCCTCGGTTGTTCCCAAGGTTAAAGGTTATTTATTAAATTCGTTTAAAAATTATAGAGAACAGAGGAGTTCCTAATATGCCTTTTTATTCATATAGATGTGAAGATTGTAATCATGAGTTTGACGAGATGAGGACTTTCAGTAAGATGGACGCTCCTATCGATTGCCCTGAGTGTAATAGTCATACACCTACAAGATATTTTAATGTAGGGGAAAATTTAAACGTTGCTTATGTTGGTTATAATTGGCAAGGTAAAAATTGGAATCTAGCTAAACATCGTATGGATCAAAGTAAAAAAATGGAAAGACTTCAACGAGATGAATGGGGACCAAAGCCGGGGGAGAAATAGGAGTAAACTATGCCAGTAAGAGTTCTTATAGACAGTAGATCAAATAAAAGCACCAATGTTTATTGGAGTCCTCTAGTAGAAGCTAAAGCATATAACTTATATGTTTCTACTCTTAAGGATGGTCCTTATAACTTGGTAGTTTCAAATATACAAAATCATCCAGATCCTATTACTCCTAATCCAAGAGTAGTTAGGAATTCTTTCACCAAACCGGGAAGAATTACTTTCACTCTAAGTAACGAGCAAGCAGGTATTACATCAGGTCAAGAGTACTTCATTAAAGTCACTGTTATTGACCAAGATGGTATCGAAGACTTATTAGTGGTAGCTAGGACTCGTCATGTTAAACTTCCGGGAAGAGCTGGTCTTATCCCTAGAAATATTGATTCGGAAAGAGAGAAGGGTGTTTTAGGATGGTTTGAGGATGAGAATGACTTTCGTAGAGTCCATGCATCATATCAAGAAGATTCTCCTGATGACAGGTATTCATTAGATGTTAAGCTTATTGAATCTCAAGTGGGTGTAGCTAATCCTATTGATGAAAACACAGGTGATCCTATTCCCCTTGAAGTTAATGGTCAAATTAACACAGTTCCTAGAGATTTCGGTAGAATTTTAACTAATGCTATTGATTTAAGTGCTGGAGAATTAAGTGTGGAGGTCCCGACTCCTGAAGCAGGTTTGGATTTTGAAATCCATAATGCTGCTGTTAAATTGAATTCAGGATCTCCTTTAACGGGTTCAGTTATTTTCGCTTATAAGTCAGGAACAACAGAGTTTATTATTAATAAAGCAGATTTCACTAATTTAAGTAGCCCTGCTGATTTCTTTTTAACTCTAGATTCAAGGTTGTTGTTAAAAGATACAGATATGTTTAAAATTTATACTATAGGTGTTGCAGGAGCTGGAGTGACTGCAGATGTACTTTACACCGCTTCTAAATTGGCTTAATAGGGGGACCAAATGGCTTTGTTTGTAAATGGTAAAACAGTAGCTGAGGAACAAGTAGATGATATCTTCAGCACTAGTTCAAAAACTGATGTTTTTGGAAAGACTTTCCCCTTCTTAAATGGTTTAGGTTACATCGACAACGATCCCGGATTTCAGGAAACTGCAGGAACTCAAGTTTTATCTACTTCAGATTCTGTAGTCACCTCTTTTCAAATCGATCACCAATCTCCGGGACCTGTTAGGCTAGAGTCAGTAGAGATTGATCTGACTTGGAGAGCTTTAGTTAATGGAGCTAACCCAACGGATTATGCTGAGATGTGGTGGGAGTTTTCTGATAGTGATAACCCAACTTCTTGGACGAGATTCACTGATGTTGTCCAAGTTTTTAAGAATAACCCTGCCGGGGAAGAGATAAATAGACACGGACGTTACTTAGGTAACTTAGCAACTCTACCTATTACTTTTAGATTGATGGGTAGAGTTAATGCTGTAGGGACATCCCTAGATACATTTTTATCAAGTTCTTGTTCAATTGAACATAATGTTGAAGTAGATTAATTTTATTTTAATTTTGAGGAATAAATAGAAGGATTTAAATTCTAGATTTAAGGAGATATCAAAATGAGTCTTGAATATAGAGAGATAGTAAGACAGCATACTCAAACAAGAGCTGCTATCACAACTCAAACAGGAGATATTGGAACTTTAATTTCCAATTCACAAACAGCAATTATTACTGATAATGCTAGTCAAACAACTACATTACAAACTCAATTGAATGCAATTCAAGCCTCAGTTGACGCTCTTCAACAAGACGTTTCCAGTGCTATTTCGGTACCTTCTGTAATTGAGAGACCCGACGAGAATACCACAAGAACCGTTCAAATTACTTTCTATAATTATGATGATGGTATCATGGCTAATGTCCCTTTTGGAGTTCCTCAATTGGCTTTGAGAGACGGATCTGGAGCTTTTGTCACTAACGGTACAGGCGGGACTGGTGGAGCTGTTCCTATTAATAATATTAATATGGTTGCAGGCGGGACTGGTGTTTATACTTTTGATCTAGTAATGAATAATCCAAATCCCGGTGGTCCTAATTTAGATATTGGAAACTTTGCTATCGAGATTACTGTTCAAGAAACTGTCCTTCCTGAGTACTCAATTCATCCTAGATCCTTCGAGGTTGTTGAAATTTCTGGAGTAGAGTCTGGATTTTCTTCCTTAGAAGCAGGCCAAACAGCTATTACTGCTGATATTGCTTCTCTTTCAACAGAGTTGAATACTTTGATTGGTGATCCTACTTCTGCTGCTAATTTTCCAGCAGCGGATATCACAACGATGTTAGATAATTTAACTCAAGATGTTTCAGATCTTATTACTTCTGTAGGTACTAATAAAGGTATTAATAGAAGTTTGCAAACTGTTGAGTTGATGCCTTTTGGAGGAGCTTCTCCAGCTATTTTAGACGCTGATCCAACTACTATTGCAGGATTAACGGCTTTTTTCCCCGGAAACGGTAATGAGAGAGTTTACTCTAATTACAACATTTTAGTTCCTAATTCTCCACAGGTAAGTCATACTTTAGTAGATGATACTGTAGAGTATGATTTGGTTTGGACTAGTGAGATGAATACAGGAACAGGTACTTCTAGATGGCATATTAATTCCGCAAGTATCACTGTAGGTGACCCTGTAGCAGGAAGAGCGATCTCAGCTCAGTATGCTGCAACAGACACGGAAACTCAACATGCTGTTCACGGTGAGATTAAAGACGCTTCTATCCAAGATTTGTCTACAGGGTGGTATTTGATCCTAGCGGGAACACCAGCAGGAGTAAACACACTTACCTTGAAGATTCTAGGTGAAACCAGAATTAAGTTCACTTACAGTACAGCAACTGTTTAATAAAAATTAATATAAATCCCCTTGATTATTCAGGGGGATTTTTTTATTATTAGATATATGTTAAAAAAACCTAAAGTAGGGGTATATCTGTTCGATAATGGAGCAGATGTTAAAATATCCGAATTTAAAAAATTAGTTAAGTTTTTGGAGAGAGATTACTATATTCAAGTGATCTCAGAATTAAAGTTACCCTCAAGCATTAATCACACTTTTTTAGAAAATGCTTTAAATTCTACTTATTACTTTCCTTTTGATGTTCGAATCTTTTTCTCTCAAGTCACAGAAGATAAAGTTAAAGATCTAACTTCTAAAAATCTTTTTTTAGATAAATTAAACCAAGATACAACAGACTACGTCAAAGATACTTTAGACGAATATTTCTTTGAAATCAGTAAGGATTTAAACTCTTACGGGTTAGAAAAGACCTTAAGTATTTGCAACTTTGCAGAAAGCTTCAATCTTTCTTTGTTAGGAAAAGCAAAGGCTCTTAATGATTTGAAGCAACATTCTAGAATACTTTTATTAGATGGTCAAAGTAAGAGGTACTCTTGTCCAAAAGAATACTTAAAAGTAACGGATATAATCGTATTACATGATTATATTGATGTATCTGCTTTTGATACAGGAAAGCCCGTAGTTTTATATCTATCTTCCACTAAACCTTTAGAAGATTTAGAGCTTACCTTGAGAAGAGATCTACTTCAATCTAAAATGGTTCAGTTTGTGGTAACTTCTAACCCTAAAGTAAGAAGTTTGATGAACCTTCATTCTATAGATGTTATTTATATGGATAACCCTGACCCAGAGCTCCTTTTAAAAAGCCTTGCTAAAATTTACAAAGACTTTAATCCAAAAGAAGAGTTAGTTATTTATACTGAACATGAACTAGATGATAAGAGTGGTAATCGAATTACCATACCTTCAGATATTTGCAAATCATTTAATTATAAAGATTTAGCATTAAGTTCTTTCATTGAATTTAATCAAGAGATTAAAGAGTACGAAAGTTACTTAGAGCAAGAATATATCTGGAGGTGTTGGAAGATTTACCAATCCTGTAGGTTATTGTCTAACCATAAGATCCTTTATATAGGAGAGAATTTAAATTTAGTGTCTTATTTAAATGATAATAACTTTGATGTAGTATTTTTTTACACAGGAAATGGTAAAAACCCTTGCGATAAGAGAAAAAATAAATACAAAGATATTTCTTTGTGCAAAGATTTATTTTCAATTCAAGACTATAACACTGAAGACAGGTTAGTTATTTGTGATTCTGTATTGGAAGATTATAGTTATATTGACTCTTTAGGTCTATTGAACTTTATTAAGACATCAGGATTCAAGAGAATAGGGATCACTTTTAAAAGAGTTAATAACCTCTTTGTTAATGTTAATACTATATCTCCTTACTTAAGTAATTTAGGTTTTCGCTTGAACGGGAATGGTTTTACAGAAACAAAAGAGGATTCTCAGAACTCTTTTATTTATTTGATTTGCGATTAATTTTTGATAAGTATCAAAAAATTTAGGAATGGTTAATATGTCTAGATTCAAAGGATTATCCTCACAATATCTTCAAGGAACAGGCTTTTATAATACTTTTGGGGCAGGTACTAATAATATTGCTTCGTTTCTTTTTCCGGAGAATTCCACTCTTTACGGTATTAGGTTCGTTTTATCTGGAGGGACATTAATTGACCAGCAAATGCAATTGTATAGAATTTCCGCTATTGATGGAGCATCTTCAGAAAAAATCTATCCTTTCGATACTTATGAAGATTTCCAGTTCACAAACATTTCTGGACAAGATATAGCAGATATTTCTTTTGTACACCCTATTAAAGTTCCCAGAGGTCACAGGGTAGGTGTTATCATTAATACTTCAGGTGTTGATACTGGAACTCCTCAATACGACATTCAACTGAATTACGTAGAAGATAAACCTTTTTAATATGGCTGATCAAGTTAATTTTAATTCGACATTCAATAAGAGATTGAGGTCTGTAGATGATAATCTAGATCCAGTCTCTGTAACTAGTATATCTTCTAAAGTAGTCTATTACGATTCTGGTTCTGAGGTAGTTGTTCCTGTAACAATGACTCTAGATGAAGTTTCTACAGGTTTGTATTATGTGGAATTTGTAGTAGATTCTACTAACTTTGAAACGGGTATTACTTATCATGTTATTATTGAAGGTCAATCTTTTGGATTACCTCAATCAACAGAGTTAGTTTCAAGTTCTTTTACAGTACTTCCAGATAAGCCGGGCTTCACTGTAGAATTTGAATAATATGACCTGTAAACTCTATAATTTAGAAGACCCCGCTTTTCAGTTAGATAATGACGACCTTTTCATAAAGGTTTATGACTCTTCTAACTCTCTCGTAGATCCTTTAGAGATTACAGCCTCTATAATGATAAGAGATATTATCACAGGAAATTTTATTTACAGTGATAAACCCGATTTAAATGATATTACTCCTTTAAGAGATTCCACAGGCTTTTATTACTTAGATTTATTATTCTCTTCAATATTATTCGAAGTTGCAGAGTACAAAGTTCAATGGTCTATAAAATTACACACTAATTCTAACTTAACGGAAGCTTCAGATTATTTTGTAGTAGCTAACGTCTATGATTGTTAATCATTTTTTAAACGCTTATTTACATGAGCAAAGCGTTTAAAAGAGGTCAATTACTGGAAGAAAAAGATCTTGTTATTAAGATTAGGGATTCTAAAGCGATACTATTCGACCCTTATCAGATAAATTATTCTATTTATGATGATACAGGAACTACTCCCTTATTGTTAAATAACCATTCTTCTAGAGTACCCGTTAAAAAAGATGTGGGTATTTTCTACGCAGTCTACCCTATTCCTCATAATGCTAATTTCGGTCAATGGAGAATTGTTTGGCATATTCAAGAATTGGAATCCTCTTCAATTCTTGATTTTGAGCAGTGCTTTAATATCGTCACCGCAGATTCATTTGTTCCTATTAATAAAAATGAGTTTGTTTCAAGAATCGAAGATATTTTAGACATTACCATAACTGACCCATCAGGCTGTTAAAAACGGCACCCAACTTCATACTTTGTTTTTATTAAATTATTTAAAGACTGGAGGGAAGTATGTCTAGAGCATTTTATAAGGGTAGTGAGCTTACTGATACTGATTTAGTTATCACTTTCAGAGATGAAAATGGAGCTTTGTTTGACCCATATTCCGTAACCTATGGAATATTAGATCCAGATGGAGTTCTTATTGATAATATTAACACTAGACCTGCAGAAAAGAAATCTCTAGGTAAATGGTACGCTCCTTATATTATTGAAGATGATGCAAAAGAAGGTGATTATAAAATCCAGTGGAATATACAAGAATTATCTACGTCCTCTGTTCGCCAGTATGTTAACCAGTTTAACGTTTTGGGCGATTGTACTATTTCTAAGTTAAACTATCCTGATTCAGTATCTTCCTTAATTCATAAGTTAAGAATTCGATTAGGGGATAACGATCCTGATAGAAATTACAGATTCGCTCCTCCTAAGTCTCCCAATGAAGTTAATAACTTCACTACTAATCATGGTTATATTTGGCAAGATTACGAACTCCTCTCTTTTTTAGAGGACGCTACAGATACTATTAATTGGTATCTAAGAGGAACTAATTACACTATTGGAAGTATTCCAGCTCCATTGAGACCTATTGCATTAATGGGGGCTATGGTTCATGCGATTGATCAGCTCTCTTTAATTTGGATTCAAGATGAGTTTGGTTATTCTCTAAATGGTATCTCTTTAGACCTCTCTAAATCTGAAAAGTATAGATCAATGGTAGATGGTTTAGCAGAGAGATTTGAAACTAAGATGGACAACCTTCAAGCTAACAGATCGCACAAAATTAAAGGTCTTAGACAAGCTAGGTTTTCCGTAGGTTATGGTTATGGACAAGGTCAATATTCTTTTAGAGGAGCAGGTGCAGGTTCTTGGAGAAGAAGTAATAGAGTTTAATTATGTCTTGTGATAAAAAACAAAGTACAATAACAGGTGCAATATCTTCTACAGATAGAGCTATAGATGAGTTAGATCCATTAGCTTTAAGAAGTTTACCTGTAAAGAACTACCCTAGACCAGTAGCTCCTAGAAACTTTAGAGTCTTTCATGCTTATACTACAGGAGTTTTCGATCTTTGTTGGGACTCTCCTTATATTGATCCTAGAAACGCAGAGCATGTAGTTACAGGAGTTAATGTTTACCGTTCCATAGACTCCTCTGAAGGTCCTTGGACGTTAGTGAACTCGACTCCTCTAACAGTAGATTTCTATAGAGATCAGTCTCAAAATATTCCTGTTGTGGATGAGGTTGTTAATAATACTACTCATTTAAGAATTGAGGAGCATTGTGTAGTTATCCAAACTCAGAACTACCCTTTAGTTTTTTCTGAGACTGATCAAACTCTTCTTACTGATACAGATTTAATTACTGTGAAGATAGATGGTAATCAGGTTATGGTTAAGTCAATAAATTCATGGACAGGAGAGATAGAGCTATTTTCAGAGCCAGAATATGATCCTGTTTTCGAGAGATTTATCGATCTTCCTGTACCTACCAGTTCTTCAGTTATAGAAATATCTTATGTTTATAATAATTTAGTTCTTCAAGATGATCGTTTAGTAGACCAGAGAATTTTTTATAAAGTTACTTCAGTTACTAATGATGGCAATGAGACTAGACTTGAGGATGCTCCTATAGCATCTTATCAAGATTTAGACGCTTTGACTTATATATGGAAAAATATCATATCTAAACAAAAGTTCTTATTAGAGCAGGCAGGAGAAGTAGCTAAAGTTTTCATCCAAAGATCAGCAGGTATTCGTTGTACAGAACACGATATTCTAGATAGAGAGTTGTATGGTGATGATGAGCGCAGAACTTGTCCTGTCTGTTATGGTACGGGATTCGAAGGTGGTTATATAGGACCTTTCGATTTATTGATTGGAAATTTTGACGCTGCTACTACTTATAAAAGAGCTAATAAAGGTAGGAAGAAAACAAAGAGTCAAGAGACTTTTACTATTAATTACCCTGTGTTAAGACAAGGGGATATTATAGTTAGACAGAATGGCGAGAGGTATGTTGTAGGTCCTGTTAGGAGAAAAGAATCCAACGGGTTATTGCTTCAACAAGATTTTGAACTTCATATTTTACAACCTTCTGACATTCTATATAAGATAACTATTCCGGGTGTCCCTGATATTTATCCTAAGATAGATAAACCTACTGTGCCGGATTATAAAGAAGTTAAAGGTAAATCGGCTAGGTTTTCTAATATTGAGAGAATGTAGTGAAGCTTCTAAAAGAGTTGAAATATATCATGAAGAATCCTGATATTTCCTATAAAGACTTACCACCAATGGTGAAATACTTGGTTGATATTCATTTAAAAGAAATGGGAAAGCTCCCAGAAGACCAAGACTCAGAAGAGTCAGATGTTTCTAAAGATGATTTAGAACAAGCTGTTAGAAACCTTAGTGATGTGGTGAGAGATCGATAATGGATATAACTCCCGGAATAAAAGTATTAAGAAGAGAGCTACAATATAGATTGAGAGAAATCTTAGATAAGGCTCCTTATGAAGTTTATACAGATCCTAATACAGGGGAACGTAGAAATGAGAAAGCTTTTAAGGATGTGGAGATACTCTCTGAATATACCAAACGTCAAACTGATAACCACGCTATTTATTTAGGTGTTAAAAGTTTCAGTGATAATTCCACAGGTATAGATGATTACGGTGGTATTGAATTTGGTCAGTATCAATTAGCTAAACCTGCAAGCACAGAAGCGTTAGGAAAAGCTATTTCTTGGGTAAGTATGGATACCAAGAAATACGATGCTGAAGTTTCTAAAGGATACTATTTTATAAGTATTACAAGTGAAAACACTTATGAGTACTTAAAAGTAGTGGACCAATCCGAATTTTTAACCGAAAATTATCAAGGTGAGGCTTCTTTCACACTCCCTTCTACCCCAATAGACGAATCTACCGTTTTTTTGGAAGTTAATAATTATCTCCTAGTCAGGAATCAAGATTTCTCGGTAACTGGAGATATAGTAACTTTCAATATCTTTATTCCGAATGGAGTTAAGATAAAAGCGGATTGGAAAATAGAAGATTCTGTAGTTACAGGTTTAGAGTACGAACCTGCTAGGTCTTTTGAGATGGTTCCCGGAGTAGAATTACATTTTTCAGAAAATGTGTTAATCGGAGACGAACAAGCTCTCCTCTTATTTGATCAAGAGGTTCCTTCTTTCCATGTTTTCAATTCTAGAGCTCAATATACAGTGAATTTAATGCTGCAGATGCCTGATAAGAAGAAAGAGGACGAATTAGTTGATTATCTACATTCTAGAATAAATACAGAGTTGAGAAGTCACTTTAATCGAAGCGGTTGGACTCTTAAAGAATTATCTTGGAATGATGAAGAGTTAGAGGATTGGGAAGATGGTGGTTACTATACGGTAGCTAATTCGACCATCACTTTTAATGTGGATATTGAATGGGCTAGATTCATACCTCTTATTAGAACTTATAAGCAATTTATTTTTACCCCAGTAGCAGCCCTTTAAGGAGTTATCATGCCTTTATATGAATTTAAATGCGAGAATGGACATATTACAGAACATCTTTGTAAAGACCCTTCCGTAATTAAAGAATGTACGGTTTGTAACTCCTCAGTAGAAAGAAAGATAGGAAGTAGATTTTCTCCAGCGTTTGCTGATTCTACTTCTATGAAAAATAATTTAGATATTTATATTGGTAGAGACGCTAACCAAAGATGGGAGCATTACGAAAAGAAGTTTAAACATAAACAAGACGTAATGCAAAAGAATCCCGGATGTGATGTAGTTCCCGATAGTTCGGGTGGTTATGTGGCTGTACCGAAAGAGACAAAACCGACTTCAGAGGATTAAATTTTATTATTATTTTTTATCCTCTTAAGAAGAAAGTTAATTACTTAATTTAATTTAACTAACAATCTATAGTTTTATAGTTAAGGATTTGAGATATGGCAGATAGAATCTCGTTTACTCAGTATCAACCACCCGGAGTGTATACTCAATCTATCTTGACGAATGAGCAAGTTAACCTAACTCAAGGAGCTAGAATTCCTTTGGTTATTGGTCCAGCTTCTCCTTTGATTGAGAATGTTAATGTTCCGGTAGTTCGTGGTTCTAATAGAAACTTCCCCGTTTTCATAGAAAGAGAAGATCTTTCTGCTCAAGCAAATGGAACTAACACTTCTTTTGTTACTAGATTAGGACCTCTTATTGATCCTTTTTCAGCAGCAGCTACTACTAATCCAGAAAATGTTGTAGTTCTTGTTGACGATCAAACAGTTACTCCTACTAGTTTGGTAGCGGAAGATTCTAACGGTCAAGGAGTTATTAATTTTCCTTTTGCTCCCGATGCAGGATCTGTAGTTTTAGTTTCCTATTATTACATCGTGAGGGATAGAGAAGTTACTTTAGAAGATTTATCTAGTCAAGTGGATGGCTCTGCTACTACTTTTTACACTCGAAATAGAAGAGTGGTAGATAATACAGACACAGGAACAGTAACTAATGATCCAGTTTATATTACTGTTTTAGTTAATAATGTAGCTACTATAGCTCAATCTCTTAATGGAGAGATGGGTCAATTCACATTAGCTTCTGCTCCTGCTTCCGGATCAACTTTGACTGTAAGTTACAGTTATTCTGACCATATCGATTTAAATGATCCTCTTCCAAACAAATATGTACACTCTATTTCAAGAGTAGGTAATGTACCTTCTCGTGCAGATTACATCAATGGGATTGATTACAACTTCACCAATGAAGCAGCTATAGATAATGTTACTTTCCATGAAATTGCTTGGGGAAATTCTTTCGTAATTTCTTCTATGTTACAAGAAGATAGTACGTTTAGCTATGACTGGGTTCCCGGAGAAAATCTCCATACTAGTGTTTTTGATTATAAGGTTTTTGGAGAAGCTCTTAAGCCAGTCGATTTAGTAGGTGGGGTTACTAAGGTATTCCAAACTAAGTGGCCTATCATGAAAGGTGATGGTAAAGGTAAGCACCTTTTTGATGCGGGTATCGGTTCTGAGTTCTTTGACGTTTACTTCGGAGAGACTACTGATGAAGCTCTTCCGGGAGGGAATACTACTTCTGGGAATAAAGAGGTTCTAGGGTCTCCAGTTTCTGTAGTTAGAGTTGAAGGAAATACAGGCCTAATTTACTTAGATACAGCGATTGACCCTGCTACCATTAATGTTTATGGAGTTTATTACACTAACTTCATGGTAGACGACTCTTACACTATTACCAAGGTTTCAGATACTACCGGATTAGTGCCTAGTACTTACAAAGTCCAAAGCCCTAATACAGGATTTCTACCTTCTGTAACGGAAGGTACTCACTCCTTAACAGTTGCTTTAACTTCAGGAACTGTTTTAGGCGATGAACTTTACTGGACTCAAGAAACTGATTTAGGAACTCTCCCTAGATATCAAGATGTTTTTGTTAATAGAAATCAATCTCAAGATGAGGTAGTTCGTATTACTATTGATTCCGTGATTACTTCCCCATCCAATAACACTTATCAGTTTTCAGTAACTTCTACTGTAGCTGGAACTACAGATCCGGGGTTAACTGGATCTAATACTGCAGCTAATACTAACTTAACAGGTATGTTGAGAGATGGTTTGAATAATAACCAAGGTATCTCTGGAGAACCTTATTTAGATCCTACTACAGGATTTTATTTCGATTTCAGATTTCCTACAGGTTTGTTAGCGGGAGATTATTTCGAATTTAATATTAATTCTGAAGGTGAGTTTGACTTCTTCAGTACTGATATTCTAGGGTTAGATCCACTTTACAATAATATGATGCCGGGGCTTTTAGTTCTAACCGAGGAACGTAACACTCTAAATCAAATATCTGTAGGTCAAAGTGTTGATTTAAGGTCTTTCAAAGCTGCTGGCGCAGAGCCGGAAATTGGAGACACTTATTATGTTACTTATAAGTATTACAGAATCGATTTCAGAACTAGATTGTACGCTAGGTTCTCTGATGTAGAAGCAGCGTTTGGGTTAGCAAACTTATCCAACCCTTTATCTTTAGCTGGAAAGCTTCATTTTGATAATGATGTTGCTGCGGTAGCTATTAAGCCTCTAACCCTTTACACTGATCAAACATTTCAAGATTATTTGAAGTCTGGGCAGTTTGGGGTTAATCTTGATCCTGTCACTGAGTCTAACCTTTATTTAGAAGCTATCGCTGAATTAGAAGAACCTTTTGAGGATAACAGAACTCCTTATAGTATGGTTCCTCTAACTGACGATTCTGTTGTTTGGGCTGAGTTGAAAGATCACGTAGAGAAAATGTCTTCTACGTTCTTTAGTTCGGAACGATACTCCGTTTATGGATTTTCTCCTAATAGAAAAGATAATTTTGTAAGAAGTAGAGTTCTTAACTTCAAATCAAATAGAACTATGGTAACTTATCCAACTTCTGTTGTTATGGATGTAGAAACAGAAAGAGGTAGGTTCGATACAGTTAGAGCTCCCGGTTGGTTCTATGCTTGTGCGATTTCTGGTTTAATCACCAGACCATTTGCATCGCCTTCTGATCCTCTAACTAATAGATCTGTAAGCGGTTTTCGAGAAACAGGTATTTTTAGAAATCAATTACAGTTGAACGAATTAGCTCAAGAAGGTGTTACTATTCTTGAGACTCGAACTCCTAATGTAGTGATTCGAGATGCTCTTAACACTGATATGACTTCAGTGTTAACTAGAGAGCCTACGGTAACGTTTATATCAGACTTTGTTGAACAACAAGCTAGAGTTATTCTTAATAGATTTATTGGACGTAAGTTTATTAACACTATTCTAGGTGAGATTGAGTCTGTATTCTCGGCCTACTTGTCTGAACTCAAATTAAGTGAATTGATTACAGACTTTAGAAATGTCGAGGTTGCCCAGAATGAGAATGACCCAACAATCGTGGAAGTATCTGCCGAGTACGCTCCTGTATTGCCAGTCAAGTACATTTTGGTGACATTTCGCATTCGTGGAACTCTTGGATAAAAAAAGGAGAAATGAGAAATGCGAACTGATAATTATATTTACAAAAGAGCACACGCTCCTGAGGGATTACGTACTGTTATTGCTGCAAAGCATAGAGTTTTTGCTCCTCAGGTGGGTACTCAAGGTCTTACCTTAATCGGTAACCTCAGTCAGTTTAATGTTAGTGAAAGTCGTGCTGTAGAACCAGTGCGAGGTATTGGTAAAGGAATGCAGATTGCAGAGCTGGTTCCCGGTGTTGTGGAGCCTATGTCTCTATCTTGTCAATTCTTTGCCTTGTATTTAGCTAATGTATTCCAGATTTTTGGATACAATGGCGGTGTTGACGGTTTCGTAAGAAGTCTTAAGCATCACCAATGGCCTTTCGATGTTAAGTCGGAAGTAGTTTTATCTAGATTAGCTAAAGACGATCCTGCTGCTAATGGTAATTCTGGAGGACTAGGTACTGGTACTCAGAAAGCTACTACGGACGGATTCTTTTTGAATCTTTCTGGTTATGATGAGAGAGCTATCGTAACTATTTATGAAGCTTGCTGGATGGAGTCTTGGGGAATGGACACTGAAGACACAGGTGCTCTTGTAACTTCAAACGCAGAAATTAAAGCTACAGATGTAGTTGATGGAAGATACGCAGTTAAGTTAGGTGCTGCTACTGGAAACGAACCCGGATCTGGTGGTGGAGCTCTTAGACATACTGTAGGATCAAACCTACAAGGTCTTCTAGGTCAGCTAGTCGGTATTTAATACTATTTAATCTTATTAGCGGGGTATTTTTACCCCGCTATTTTTTTACCTTAAATAAGTTTGGAATTTTCATAAGATTTCATAAAACTTTATATTATTTTATTAAATTCTTTTAATTGTACTAATTTCAGGAGAATACTTTATGCAATTACCCCAAGAGTTGGATTTTTTAAAGAGTTTGGATAAATATAAGTCAGATGAAGTCTTAGATATAGATTTAGGTAACGGAGATATATTCTCCTTCAAGCTGCTTTCTACAGATGAGCAACTAAAAGTTACTGAACTTACCTCTCAAGAAGCTGTTTTGGAGAATCAAATTCATTACATTCTAGCTTTTAGGAAGAATGTGATGGCTATGTCCTTAGTTAAGGTTAACGGTACACCTTGCCCTAAACCAGAAACTTTAATTTACTCTGAAGATAATGAACCAGTAGGCTTATTTTTAGACATTATTAAGGATAAATTCGGTGAGATGGAAGAATCTTTTTTTAATTCTATTTCAAGAAGAGTGGAAGAATTTCAAGGTAAGTTAGTCAATGACTCTTTAAAGAAATTAGGCGTAAAGTTGGAGGATCTTAAAGTTCCTTCTAATTCAGATTATGAGTCTGAGATTGATAGAATTAATCAAGAGGATGAGGAATTAATGGAGTTGGATCAGGATGGTTCTCTTGAAGGTCATATAAAGAGTATGGCGGATTTTGCTTTCAGTGAGGATTTTCAGAAACAACAGGAAGATATTCAAAAAAGACAAGAAGAGTTGTTAAAAGAACAGGAAGAGATTGAAAAGTTAAAGTTGGAGCAATACCAAGCTCAGTTAAGAGCGCAACAAGAGCGACAACAGACTCAAGAGGTTAAACAAGAACCAGAGTCTAAAGTAATCTCTCAAGAAGAGTACTTTAATAATAAAACGTCACAAGGTATTGGAAGTGTTTCGCAGACTGGTGATATTAATTCTCCAGATGCTTCTTTGTATAATTACAATCATCCAAAGGCAGCTTACCCGAAGTCGGTAAGGAAAGTTTAATGAGTAAATGCTTCAAGTCAGAGATTGTGAGGACTTAGAACAGTTAGTTCTTTATTCAGGAATTCTCAAAAGAGTTTCTTTTAATGATGACTTAAAATTGGTAGTTAAATCATTAAATGATGCAGAAGAGCGTTTTATTTTCTTTCAAACGGGGCTTTCTATTAATGATTTTAAAAATATTAATGAAGATATATTCGAGTATGTTGATAAATTCTTGAAGTTTAAAGATTTCATGGCTTGTTACGTAGCTTACTCAGTTATTTATGTAAATGGGTTTTGTTGTTTAGAAGATCGCCATTCTACATACGATAAGTTAAAAGATTACTTTTATGTAATTTCTTTTGATATTTTAAAGTCTTTGTTTTTTAACTTAGTTAACTTGAAAAAGAGAGAAATAAAAGCGGTTGAAAATTTAGAAGTTTTCTGTAGAACAAGTTTTAGTAAAGTTCTTTTTTCTTCCTTAAGCCACAGTAGTTTGAATTCTTTAGCTTTAACAGGAATCCCCGGATATTCTTCGATTCCTTTATCCTATACTCAATTACTATTCATTAATTATATGACTTACCTAAAAGAAAGGGAAACATTTAAATTAAACTTATATCCCTTTAAATTCGTAGCCAGCTTATTTAGCAGTGATGCTGTTAAGAAGTTAGAAAGTTCTATGTTAAGAGAAGAACTTTTAGAGTTAAAACGTAAAAGAGAAGATTTTAATAACGTATATTCAGGGCCGTCTTCAGTTAAGGATATTGTTGATCAGTTGCATGATATGGTTTCCGGAAAAGAAGATCACATGGATTCTGTTATTAAGAGAGAAGAAAGAAAGTCTTTCGAAGCTTGGAAAGAGAATTATCTAGCTAGATTCAGAAACGTAGACCCTAATATCAAAGCTTTAGGTAATGTAGAGTTACCAGATTTATCGGAAGAAGCTTTGTTACGTAGGTATACTAAAGAGTTTAGGTTTAGTTCTTGGTTATTAGATGAATACTTAGCTGAAAAAGAAGAATTATAATGGCAGAGAAAATTAATATAAAGTTTAATCCGTCAGGGCTTTCCGAGATAATTAAAGGAATGGATGATTTAAGTAAATATTCAAAAAGAGCAGGGAAAACATTAGATTCTGAGATGAAGAAGGCTAATAAAACGATGCAGAAGACTAATAAATTAGCTTCTGATAGGTCGGATGAAGAGTCTAAGATTCTAGATATCTTGGAAAAACATAATTTAAATTTAGATCAAACTCTCCGTCAAGAACGGACGATGAAAACCATTTTAGCTGATTATAAACGTGATTGGGCTGATGTTAATAAATCAACAAAAAGTGCTTCAAGATTTGTAGCTAACTTTCTTCAGAAGTCCGACAAAGGGTTCACAGGTAAGATAGTTAGTGGGGCCAGAGGTATGACGGATTCCTTTCAATTTATGGGTGCTACTATGGGTGTTATAGGTGCACAATTCGCACCTATAATAACAGGCTTAAAGTTATTTACCTCATTAGGGAAAGGGATTATAGGTTTGTTAGTGGGGGCTGATTATGAGTTGACTCAAACAACTAAAAGTCTTTATGAAGCAGCCGGAGCCATAGGTAATCTAGAGAAAGGTGTTGAATTAGGTAAAACAGGAGCTGCAGCCTTTAAAAAAGAGTTAGTAGGTATTGCTAAAGAATATAAGATTAATGTAGATGAGTTATTTGACGCAGTTACTGAGTTTGGTAAGCAAGGTGGTAACGTTTTAAAAGCTAATCTTGGAGATGGTGCCTTCAATTCGGTGTCTAGATCGATAGCTAAATATTCCAGACTATTTCAGACCGATGTTAAGGCGGTTGCTAGTTTAGCTGCTCAGATGGGTTCCACTTTTGGAAATAGTACTTCAACAATTTCGGGAGGGTTAGATACTATATTTAAGTACTTTAACAGAACTGGAATGCAATCAGAAAAATTTATACAAACAATAATGGGCGCTACTGAATCCATGAGTTTGTACGGTAATACCACTTCTTTAACATCAAGAGTCCTCAATAGATTAACTAATCAAACCCTTTCTTCTGCAAATGCTATTAAAGAATTTAACCGGATTCAAGGAGCTGGTCCTCAAGATAAACAGTTAAGAAGGAAATCTATACAAAGAGCTCTCTCATCAGATGAAACTAGGGCTCAATTAGCCTTTGAGTTGAAGAGGTCTGCAGGAGATAACCTTAGTGCTGAGTTTAAGAAAAATCCTAAGGCTTCTATTGCTGAAATTACAAAGAAGTTAGGAAATAGAGCGACTAATCAAGATAAAAGAATTTTAGAGTCCTTAAGGATTCTTGAAAAAGGTGTTCCCAGTTTTGCTCAAGTAGCAGCTTTAGAGACTAAAATACCAGAGCTTTTATTAACTCCTCTTGCTGTACAAGGGAGTAAACTCTTGTTAAATTTAGACACAAGTAGTGATAAATTTTTCTTAATCGCTGAACAACTAGGTATTGAAGCAGATACTTTTTTAAGAATGGTTCAAAATGCCAACGAACAGCAAACTTCGATTTTTCAGGCGTTCACAGCAGATCTTTCCCAATCAGCTCAGTCTGTTAAAGATTCAGAAGTTACTGTATCGTCTTATCTTGATGAGTTGGCTAAGACCGCAGGAGAGGATACCACTTCAATTTTGGATGAGATTAAGAACATATTTTCTGAAATAAAAACTATATTGGTCTCAGATTTCTCAGGAGCTATCGATGTTTTTGGAGCAGCATCTATGAGTATCTTAAGATTTCTGAGTACTTTAGGCAATTCTTCTATTTATAGAACTTTAACAGGTCAAATTTGGGGTGACGCTGCTCAAGGAATTAAAGATATGGTTTCCGACTTTAGAGGTTTTTTGTCTGGAGAAGATAAGGAAGTTTCTTCTGAAACATTGGAAAGAATGAAGAGATCGGCTGCTGAAGGAGCGGAAGTTCAATCTAGGCGTAAAAAATCTATGCAGGCTTTTCTCAATCAAGCTTACGATGGAAGTAATACTTATAGCCGTTTGGCTGGGATTACAGGGTCTTTGGATATACCAGATATTTTAAACGCTATAGAGGCGGGAACTTTTTTAGATGCTGTTAGATCAGACGACCAAGCTTTGAATTTATTTAAAAGTTTGAAGAATTTTATGGAATCTTTAAATAAATGGAAAGATGTCAAAGATTCGACACGTAAAGAAGGTACAGTAGTTATTAAGGCTGCAATGAACACCTTAGCCAATGAATTTACTATTAATCAAGAAAAGTTGAAGGGTTAATAAGTGGCTTCTATAGAAAACATAACAGTTTATAGAGATGTAGATCCTTACACATCTATGACTATATCCCTTTTGAATATTGGTTTGATAGATTACTCTTTATACGCCAATCCATCTGATTTTGAATGGCAGTTTGGAGCCAAGAGAAAAGAAGTTTCTGAAAATTTAGTAGGTAACTTTGAATCTAATTATTTAGATGATTATGATATTATAAATGTGTCTGCTACTACAGGAGCTTTTAAACACCCACAGTACGGGGTTACTCATTATAGAAGAGAAGAATCGCACGCTTATCAAAAGTTTGTTCTACTAATGGAGATGATAAAAAATAACTCCATTCAATATAGCCCTAATGGTAGGCCAGAAGATGTTTCACCAGCTATCATATCTTATTTAGGAGCAAGTTGGTTAGGAAACTTCATATCTTTTTCTTACACAGAAGAAGAAAACACACCCAATAATTTCACTTTTGAATTTGAGTTTCAAGTAGAACGTAATTTAGTACAGACTTAATATGAGTATTTTCGATACATTTAAATATTTATTGACTCAGATGGGAGGTTCTCCTTCTGCAGCGGATTTAGTCAATGCTGCAATTTCTGACCCTGAGCTGAGAGAGGGATTGCAGGAGGTTTCTGGACGACTCTTTCAAATTAATATTTTAAAAGACATTAGAAGAAATTCTAAAGAAGATTTTGCTGTACCAAAACCATATGTAAATGCTTTATCTAGTGATAGTTTCGTATTATATCTTCCTAGAGAGTATGAATCTGCTTTTTTTCAACTAAAATTAAAAACGGATACTACAGATAAATTTCTAGCTACTAGAATAGGTCAATTAGAAGATGTGATGCGTATTCGTATTGTAGGTAGAGGTATTGAGTTACCT